AAACCACACAACGAAGCGCGAGGGGCGGTCAACGGCTTGGCACATATTAAAAAGTGGAAGAGGTCTGAAAGAGCGACACTAGCCTTAAGGGTATAGTTTGGTGGCGGAATAAGTAAACGCTAAACGCATGAAAGGCAATTTTGGTTTGCGATTGTCAAGTCAGTTAGAGCAAGCAAGGGCTCACGTGTCGGCTCATGTAAGGTGTAAATCCTTACCCAAACAATACTGAAAATCTAAAACCACGCTTCGCATATGCGAAGGAAAGGAGAACCATGCTTCAAAAAGTGCATATCAAGCAGAACGAGAAAGAACCCTATAAGGTTGAAATTCTAGTTGATGGGGTGAATATTGCCAACAGGATATGCGGATATACACTGACACAAGAGCCGGGAGGTTTTCCTGTTTTTGAGGTAAAAAGCATAAATTTATCCTTCGGGTTTGACGGTGAAGCAGAAGTTATTGACAGAACAGCACATGAGGAAATAGAAAGACTCAAAGAGCAGCATAAGAGGGATATGGAAAACCTAAACGTTCTGGATGAGGCATTAAGAGAATGCCAGAGAAAGTGTATGAGGGCTGACATTGAACGAATATTCTAGTGATGTTACGCGGGAATACGAAAAGTTTTTACTGGATAATTTTGAACGCGCGGGATACAAATTTGAACATGCGTCATATAACGATGCTATATCGTATTTAGAGGATGGCAACAACACTCATTATTTCGTCAATAAGAAATACGCATTTAGCACGAGGGCATACCTTGAATATTCACAAGACGGGTTGACATATAAACATAACGTGTCGGTGGATTCTTATTACGATGATAGCATGGTTGATTATATATTTGATGATGCGGAGGAAGTATAATGCCGACAAAAACCATAAACAACAAATTGTTTTATTCGGTAGACGGCAAAGAGTTTAAAGAATTTAGTGGAATAGACGATATTGGAAACCCGGAACTAAAAACTACAACACTGGCCGACCGTCAATCTATGTACGATTTGTTTTATAAGCCGCATACTGTAACGTTTATGTTTAATAGGTCATACATACTTGCGAGTAGGTTTTGTCACGTGTTATGTGGAAAATCTAATAACTGGTTACGACTACACGGATATCCAATGGTTAGGAGGAAGGATAATGTATCAAGAATATCAGGCCATACATAAATGCCGTCTTTGCGGTGAAAACGTCTTAGGGGGAATTACAGGAGAAAGAACTGCAAGTGTCTGCGCTTTTGAAGCTTCCCATGGAAGAAGATATGAAACATCATTTGCACCTAGAATAACGGAAACCCATATTTGCAAAGACGGGAGCATGGGGATAACAGATTTCCAAGGCTTTAAGAAAGTAGGCGATTAAATGAAAGAGACGGGAATATGCGGACACGTCCACGAATTACCACCGCCAACACATCATCATAAATGTGAATATTGCAAAAAAGACGGAGCTATTTATCGAAACGAACGTTCAAATGCAAATGCTATGATTGCAAATGGTTGTTTAATTATGAGTGGAAATATTAAAACAACGGTGTTTCAGACGCTATTCACGGAAATTCCATTTTGTCCATTTTGCGGTCAAAGACTAAGAAAGTAGGCGAATAATGAATAGTATACTTGAAAAACAAGACGGCTACATAATCAACGTAAAAGACAATACCTATTTTGGCGATCGTGTCTATGTCGACACTCTAATCAATATCGGCAAAGAATCAATGATAGGTAAACACGCAATTATCGCAGTAGAGAAAGACAAAACTGTTATGTTACTGTCACAAACTCATAAAACAGCCAAACAGCTAGGTAAATCAATGACAGAGTATATTTCTAATGGATTTAAGGTTTATACCGCATAGGGAAATTAAATTAGAATTTAGGAGGATAACAAAATGAATAATTTATGTAATAAAACAACAAAAATTAATAACAGCGAGAATGTTAAAATTAAGGTAACCGGTGCAGATATAGTTGTTCACGGCACTGCCGATAAACCATATTACGAAATTAAATATTATAGATTGGATGATGGAGAATGTCATATTGGATACAGTTCATATGAACTAAGAAATGTATTTGAATGGCTAGAAGAATGTTTTGATTTGGTTGTTTAAACTGAGATTAAATAAACCACGAACGCCACTCGGAGCGCCTAAACTACTTAGGGGCTCTTTTTATTTGGAGGAAGACAATGACTAATCAAGAAATTATAGAGAAACTGAAAAAATCAGACTTATCGGCATACCAAAACTTGAACATGCTATTTGAAATTTGCTTGAATGTTTTGGACAATGACCAGGGTCTTGCCATAAAAACATGTAAATTTGTGAAAAACGAAGCTGCGATACGGTCTACGGATATGAAGTTTTTTGACTTATACAATAAATGTTTACTGTTTCTGGCTCCGCATTCGTTTGATGAATACATGCTATACATCGAGAAAGATAGGGAACCGCAGAAACGTTTCTGGAAGCCAAGAAGGAAGATTTTATTACCGACAGCCAAAGATATTCAAGCGCTGATTGATGACGAATTAGACCTTTTAGCAATATCAATGCCCCCTGGCTCCGGAAAGTCCACATTGGAGATTTTCGCGCTTACATGGGTAATGGGTAAGTTCCCCGATATGCCGAATTTAGCATCGGCGCATGCAGATAAACTTACAAGAAGCCTTTATGATGGAGCTATGCAGATTATCACCGACCCGGAATACTTATGGTCTGATGTTTTTCCGGGCGTAAAACTGGAAAGTCAAAACGCCAAGGACGAAACAATAAATCTAAAGAGTGCAAAAAGGTTTAAGACACTAACTTGCCGCTCTATAGACGGTGGATTGACGGGTGCAACACGATGCGAAAAATTATTATGTGCTGACGACCTTTGTTCCGGCATCGAGGAAGCTATGTCGAAAGACAGGCTTGACAAGCTATGGGAGAAATACACTAACGACCTTAAATCAAGAAAGAAACAGGGGTGCAAAGAGCTACATATTGCTACCAGGTGGAGTGTTCATGATGTTATAGGACGATTAGAAAGAATGTACGAGAACGACCCGAGGGCAAAATTCATTGTACTTCCTGCTCTTAATGAAAACGGAGAAAGTAATTTTAATTACGACCACGGGGTAGGATTTGACACTCAGTACTTCGAGGACATGAGGAATACTCTTGATGATGTTTCTTTCCGCTGTCTATTCATGAATCAACCGATTGAACGTGAAGGACTTTTATTCCATGAGGATGAATTAAGGCGTTATTTTGATTTACCGGGTGCCGGATATGACGCAAACGGCAATCTGATTAAATTCAATGAACCCGATGCAATACTAGGGATATGCGATACAAAAGACACTGGCAAAGATTATGAATTTTTACCTGTGGCCTATCAATATGGGAACGATTTTTACCTAGAAGATTGTATCTGCGACAATGGGAAAACGGAAATGCTTGACGAATTATGCGCCAGCATCCTAGTAAAACACAAAGTAAAGGCTTGCCGATTCGAGAGTAACAATGCAGGGGGAAGAACTGCTGATATAGTGAATGACTTAGTAAAACAAAAAGGCGGCTTTACACATATTACAAAGAGGTTTACGACATCAAACAAGGAAACAAAGATTATTGTAAATTCCCCATGGGTAAAAGAACACGTCCTATTTAAGGACAAGACAAAATACTCATCCAAGAGTAATTATGCAAAGATGATGTATTTCCTTCTGTCTTACACTATGGCAGGAAAGAATAAAAACGATGATGTACCGGACGGATTAGCACAGTTAGCTATGTTTGTTCAGTCAATGTCAGCAGGACAGGTCAGAATATTCCAACGGCCATGCTAAACTAGATATTTGAAAAACTAATGGGAAACACAAGTTGCATAAGTATATATTATGTGATAGCGTGAAACTAGAAGGTGGGGTGGGATGATATGAGTGTTACCATGGAGAGTTTATTTGGCAGACAGAATATATATACGTCTGCGACTAACATAAATAAGAGCAATATCGTTTCCGTGATGGCAGAAGCCTTGAAAACCCATTCCAATAATGCAACACAGATAAAGTACCTCAAAAATTATGTCAAGGGCGACCAACCTATTTTGTCAAGGGTTAAACCTATAAGACCGGAGATTAATTTTAAGGTAGTGGAAAACCATGCTTCTGAAATTGTCTCATTTAAGGTTGGTTATGTGTTCGGCACTCCGATTTCTTTAGTCCAACGTGGAAAGATGGACGCTAAAAAGAGTGACGAGAAGAAAGATGACCAAAGAATAGCAATCTTGAATGAAATGTTGTTTGAAGAGGACAAGGCATCAAAGGACAGGGAACTAGGCGAGGAAATGAATATCTGTGGGTTAGGACATAGGATTATTTTACCCAAACAGAGGAAAGAAATTTTTGGGACTTCGCCGTTTCATTTATTGAATTTATCGTCAGAAAATGCGTTTGTCGTAAAGTCAAATGACATTTATCGCAGACCTGTCTTAGGCGTTACCATGATTGAAGATATTTCAAATCCTTTTCAATATAAATTCGGTGCATACACAGAGACAACGGAGTTTAGGCTTGAAGGTGGGATGATTGGCAATTTAAAGATAGTTGACATGCGACCTAATCCTTTAGGCATCATTCCTATTATAGAATACCAGAACAATACTCAGCGACAGGGAAGCTTTGAAATAGTCATTCCTTTACTTGACGCATTGAATACAGCAACCTCTGACAGATTAAATGGAATAGCACAGCATATTCAATCGTTGATGTGGTTTAACAATTGCAGGATAGATGAAGAGAAATTCAAGGTTTTAAAAGACCTTGGAGCAATTGAAACATCGTCTGAACCGGGAGCACCCGCGAACGTCTCTTACGTAGGCCAGGCATTAGACCAGGCAGAGACACAGACGCTTATTGACGACTTATACGACCGTGTCTTAGGAATAGCGGGGGTGCCCGACAGGAAAGTTTCAACAGGTGGGAATACAGGACAAGCTATCCAATTGTCAAACGGATGGGAAACCGCAGAAGCTATGGCAAGGTCAACAGAAATCCTGTTTGACCGTTCCGAGAAAGAAGCTTTAAGGGTGATATTAAAGATTGCTAATACGGTAAAGACGGTTGAGATTGGCAATATTTCATTATCGGATATTGAAATTAAGTTCTCGCGGTCAAAGAATGATAATGCTTCAATTAAGATACAAAACCTTGCTGGACAGCTTAACGCGGGCATTCATCCGAGAATAGCAATAGCAAACTGCGGATTATTCTCCGATGCAGAGCAGACATACATAGACTCCCTTCCTTACCTTAAAAAGTGGGAACACAAGGAAGAGGAAAAGCCACCTAAAAAGGAGGACGGTGCCGATGTTTAATTTACAAGAGGAACGCTGTCCGAATTGTGATAAATTACTAGGGAAGATAAATGGATATGCAGAGATTAAATGTCCACGATGTAAAACCCTAGTAACAATAAAACCAAAACCAATAAAGAAGAGCATCTTGAATGCCAATTGACTTAGTGAATTCTAGGTTGGTTGGCATTTTTAATTAGGAGTCATCCGTTAAATGACAAAACATTGTGAAGCTACCACGTAAAAAGCGTAGGAGGAAGAAATATGAAAAGGGACGATGTTACCACGTTATTTCCAGATGCAACCAAGGAACAGGTTGACAAACTCATGACAATTTACGGTGACGATGTAAACACTGTTAAGTCCAAGTATTCCGTAGACCAGAGCGAACTTGAGCGGCTGAAACTGATTGAAGAGGAACACCAGAAAACCAAGGACGCTACATTATCGGCAGAGGAAAAATACCAGAAGGCCATTAAGGAAAAGGATGAACAGACAAAGAGGTTTGCAAGAGAACTGAACAGGATGAAGGCAGAAAACATTCTTGTTACAGCCGGATTAAAGGTTGAAGAAGTGGGCGACCTCTTCGAGGGTATCGTTTCTGATGATGCTGACGCAACCGCAAAAAGGGCTACAAGCCTTGCAAGCTTATTGAAAACTAAAACGGAAGCAGCTGAAAAGGCGAAAGAGACAGAACTCTTACAGGGGATGGAAACACCGCCCGCCGGACAGCAGGGAGTGACAACAGTAACACCCGAGGAATTCAGTAAAATGGGGTATGAAAGCAGAGTTAAATTGAAAGCAGAAAACCCGGAAACCTATAAACAATTAACCACAGATACAGGAGGAATTTAATATGTCAGATTTAACTACTATTTCCAAAATGGTAGACCCGGAAGTTTTAGCCGATATGATACAGGCTAAGTTACAGAAAAAGATTAAGGCTCTCCCTTATGCGAAACTTGACACCACTTTACAGGGCAGGGCAGGGGACGAGGTAACTATCCCTAGATTTACTTGGGATGGAGAAGCACAGGTTGTAGCAGAAGGCGCAGACATTCCATTAAGGGCACTCGGCACTTCCACAGCAAAGTATAAGATACAGAAGGTTGGTATCGGCGGCGAGATTACCGATGAAGCAATCCTTTCCGGTTATGGCAATCCGGTAGGCGCACTTGGAAACGGCATCACAACTTCAATCTTGACGAAGTGTGACGATGACACACATGTACAGCTTAGAAGCGCTTCCACAATCTACGACCCGAGCGGAGCAATCAGCTATGACAACATCGTTAATGCGATTGACTTATTCGAGGAAGAGGAAAATTCCGAAAAGGTTATTTTCGTCCATCCTTTACAGTTAGGCACAATTCGCAAAGATGATGATTTCATTGACAAGACAAAGTACGGTGGCAACGTAATGGTCACCGGAGAAATCGGCGTTATCGCAAACGCAAGAGTAGTACCTTCCAAAAAGGTTGCTATGATTGGCGGTTGCTTCTACAACCCGATTGTTAAGTTATCAAACGATGCCGAGACAGAGGACGACCTTCCGGCAGTAACATATTACCTTAAGAGAAACACCAATGTTGAGACAGACAGAAAGTCCCGCGCCAGAAAGACAGAAATAACTGGCGACCAGATGTATGTTATCTCCCTTACCAATGACAGTAAGGTTGTTTTACTCAAAACGACAGGCGCACCACTGAGGGCAAAGACCATGTATGACGAGACCTACACATATCCCGGTACTGCGTTTGTATTTGACACGACAGGCGTAAACGTAGCAACGACACACACAGGCGCAAACGCTGAGACACTTACAGCAACGGGGACAGCACCAGTAATTCCTACTGCCGCTATTGCAGGGCTTGGCTTTAACGAAAGCACAACAAATGCATTTGTAGCTTTACTTCCTATCCCTGGTGCACCGCTAACAGGATTTGATGCTACCGAAGTTTACTACAATGACGTAGCAGTAACCGCAGATGATGTTGTCGTTATTGACGATGAACCTTACATGATACACGTCAAAGGCGTATGGGATAACGCAGGAACCATTACGAGCGCATCCACTACTTTGACTATCAAGTATGGCGCAGCCGGAACTAACACAACATTCACATGGGATTACTCAGCTTTAACTATGGGTGTATAAGGTGACTTTATGGATAATAAAAAGAAACCCACAACAAAATCAGTAGCAAAGAAACCAGTTGCGAAAACGGTTGTTAAGCCGACTGCAAAACCAGTTGAAAAGCCCGCAACGATTACTCCCGTTCTGAGACGAAGAGGCGGGGGAACCATAGGTTAGGAGTGAATGAAGGATGGAAGAGTTATTAGCTAATCTGAAATTATATTTAGACATGACGGATGATGATAGTGAAGATACTCTTCTGTCCTTCCTTTTGACAGTGGCGGGGCAGAAGATACTTGATAAGCTATATCCGTTTGACGACACGGTAACAACCGTTCCGACAAGGTATCTGACGAAGCAAGTTGAAATTGCCCTGTTCCTGTACAACAAGCGCGGTGCAGAGGGAGAAGTATCCCACGGCGAAAACGGAATAAACCGCACATATGAGAATGCAGACATACCGGACAGCCTAATGAGGGGAATAGTTCCTTATGTAGGTTCTCCGATTAAAATAACTACGGAAGTTTAGGAGCGTGACTATGACGATACCCGATGAGGTAAAGAGAAAATGCATAGAACTTTCTAACAGCGGAATGACATCAAGAGAGATTTACGACAGCTACTACAGCAAGAAAAGTAAAGCTAAGTATACGAGTTTTATTAGAACATTATTCGGATGGAAAAAAGAAGTTATTATTGAAAAGCCTAAAGACAACAAAGCATTTAACATCATAGAAACCCTTAAAAAGGGCATACAGCTATCTGAGTTATCAGAGAGGTTAAATATATCATTAAAGACCTGCGAAGGCGTAATCGAGGACATAAAGGGTCAAGGGTATAACGTACAGAGAATTGGCGAGGAAATTAAAATATCCAACGTTGTAGTTCCTGCCGACAACCGCATCTCGAGGGATTGGAACGGTGAAAAAATCATCCGGTTCGGACTTCTAGGAGATACGCATATTAATTCGAAATATACCCAACTGACCCACTTACATAAATCATATGACATATTCGAGAGTGAAGGAATATATACAGTCTATCACACAGGGGATATTGACGAAGGCGAGCAGATGCGACCCGGGCATCAATATGAATGCTACGAACAGGGCGCAGACGACCACGTAAAGGAAATCGTAAGGGTTTATCCGAAACGTGAAAGAATTAAGACGAATTTCATCACGGGAAATCACGATGCGTCAATCATTAAAAAATGCGGGTATGACATAGGCTATCCGATTGCAAGCCAAAGAAACGACATGGTGTATCTTGGACAGTCAAGCGCAGTTATCAATCTGACCCCGAATTGTACGTTTGAATTAAGGCATCCATTAGATGGAACAGCCTACAGTCTTTCATACAAGACACAGAAAATGATTGAGGCTATGTC